TACTCGCTTACTTGCTGATTGGGGACTTATCTCTGTAGTAAAGTCAGAAGCGGTTGCAGATATTGCCCCACTCAATCAAATTAAAGTTTTATCTTACAAAGATAAGGGTGATTGGATATTAGAGCAGAAGTATAATATAGGTAAGAAGGGAAAGACGCAAGATACGAAGGAAACCGAATAAAAAAGTAGGGGATTCAACATCCCCTTTTTTGTTGCTTTGTGGTTAAATAGTAATGTCGCCTTCGGGGACATAACTTACACTCGCTTAACAAGGAGAACTATTATGACTAACCTAGCAAGATACCATGCTGCAAATCTTCCAGATCTTTTCGATAAGATTACCAAGAACAGCATAGGGATGGATGAATATCTGAATAATTTCTTCAATTCAGATTTCCCACAATCAAACTATCCACCATATAATTTAATACAGTTGAATAATCATGAGTCGAAACTCGAAATTGCCCTTGCGGGGTTCAAGAAAGATGAGTTACAAGTCTATACGGAGTTTGGAAAGCTATATGTCAAGGGCAAGAAAGAAGAATCAAAAGTTGATGGAGAATTTGTCCATCAAGGATTGGCCCAACGTTCCTTTGAACGAGTTTGGACGGTCTCCGACGATACGAAGATTGGATCCGTCAAGTTTGAAGATGGACTACTAACAGTGGAATTAAATAAGATAGTTCCAGAGCACCATGCAAGAAAAGACTTTTTATGATATAATATAAGAGTCAAGGCTTCGCTACCTCTGACTGCTGCAATCCCCTTTGGTAGTTTCAGGATTGGAGGCGATAGGAAACTACCACACTATTATGTTTGATTATGACTGAAAGAAATTGGGATGATCCTCTTGATTTTAAAGAAGAGGGAATTGAACTTGATTATAAATTAGCAGGTGTCGATATCGATGCTGGTAATTATTTTGTAGAAAAAATTAAACCACATGTAAAGTCCACTCATAGACCAGAGGTCATGGGTGGATTTGGTGGTTTCAATGGTATGATGAGAATACCTTCTACATACGAAAATCCTATTCTAGTTTCTGGAACTGATGGTGTAGGAACTAAAGGTAAACTAGCAACACTATTTGGTAGAGATTATGATATTGGTATAGATCTAGTTGCAATGTGTGTGAATGATGTAATCACATGTGGAGCAGAACCTTTATACTTTCTTGATTATATTTCTTGTCCTAAAGTTGATGATAATAAGAGAATAACAGAATTGGTTGCAGGAATTGCTGATGGTTGCCGTCAATCAGGTTGTGCTTTACTTGGTGGAGAAACAGCAGAGCATCCACAAGATCTAGCAGTTCCTAATGAGTATGATATTGCTGGATTTTGCACTGGTGTGGTAGAGGAGAGTGAAATTATTGATGGTAAACTTATCAATCCAGGTGATAAGATTATTGGTATAGAGAGCAATGGAGTTCATGCTAATGGTTTTAGTTTAATTCGTTATCTTACATTCCGTCATCAAATAAAGGTATCAGATCATCCAGACTTACTTAATCCAACTAGAATATATGCTTCTTTGGTTAGTGATTTGAAAAAGGAGTTTCCTATTCTTGGTATGGCACATATTACAGGTGGAGGTCTTCCTGAAAATCTACCTAGATGTCTTCCCAGAAAAGGATTAGATATTAAGATTGATTATAGTTCATGGAAGAGACCTGATATTTTTAAGGTCATTCAGGATAAAGGTAATGTTAAGGAAGAGGAAATGAGAAGGGTATTTAATCTTGGTATTGGATATTGTTTGATTGTTCCACCAGAAGTTGAGATTGATACTTTAGTAACAATAGATGGTCATGGATATAAGTCTTGGACAATTGGAGAAGTTGTGCTAGAATAGTATTAAGCGATTATATATTATGACTATCAAATTATTATTGCTCAAGTCAGGAGAAGATATTATCTGTGATGTTAAGGAAATGTCAGCAGGTGATGATGGCAATGATAGAAGAGTAATAGGATATTATCTAAACAAACCTTGTGTTGTTAAGATGAGAAACCCTAATGTTCTTTCCGAAGAACAAGAAGGAAACGAACAAAAAGCAGGATATGAAGTTTCCTTATTTCCTTGGATACCTCTTACTAAAGATGAGGTTATTCCTATTCCTGCCGACTGGTTAATTACATTAGTTGAACCAGTGATCAAACTAAAAGAAATGTACATCGAGGACATTGTAAAAAATGGAAATCAAAGTAATAGCACTGACAACAACACAGCAGATTCTGATCAGTCAGGTTGATGAAGTCCCTGCTGCTGTTCCAGGTGAACCTGATTGTAAGTTAGTAAATCCATTTTGGATCAATACTTTAGAAGGAACTACTACTTTAGAACCATTCTTAAATGGTGTTACTAAAGAAGATGAATTTATGATGAGTTCTGATAAGATACTTACTCTTGCAGATCCAACTCCAACCCTCCTTGAAAAATATCAAGACCTTATTAAAGAATGAAATTTTACACCAATGTTCAACTGATCGGGAACCAGTTTCTGGTTCGTGGAGTTGAGAATGGTAGAAGGTATGAACATCGTGATGAGTTCTTTCCAACTCTATTTGTCAAATCTAAAAAGAATCTTAAGACTAAATATAAAACGTTGAGTGGAGAATCAGTTGAAGCAATCAATCCAGGAACGGTTAGGGAATGTCGTGACTTCTATAAAAGATATGACGATGTTGAGGGATTTGAGATCTATGGGAATGATCGATATATTTACCAATACATTTCGGACAAATACCCAGATGATGAGATCAAGTTTGACATATCTCAAATTAAGCTTGTTACTTTGGATATTGAAACTACGTCTGAGCAAGGTTTCCCTAATGTGGAGTCGTGCGTCGAAGAGATTTTGGCAATCACAATCCAAGACTATACAACTAAGCAGATCATTACTTGGGGAAGTAAACCTTTTAATAACAAACAGAAGAATGTAACTTATAATTGTTGTGCTAATGAGTATGAACTCCTTACCTCATTCATAAACTATTGGATGCAAGATGTTCCTGATGTGATTACAGGATGGAACATACAGATGTTTGACATACCTTATATCTGCAGAAGATTGGATAGGGTTCTTGGTGAAAAGTTGATGAAGCGTATGTCACCTTGGGGTCTTGTGAGTGAAGGAGAAGTGCATGTAATGGGACGCACTCAAATTGTATATGATGTGGGTGGTGTAACACAACTTGATTATCTAGATCTCTATAAGAAGTTTACCTATAAGGCACAGGAGTCTTACAGGTTGGATTATATTGCAAAGGTAGAACTTGGTCAGCAGAAGTTAGACCACTCGGAGTTTGAAACATTTAAGGACTTCTACACAAAAGGTTGGCAGAAGTTTATCGAATATAATATAATTGACGTGGAACTTGTTGACCGTTTGGAAAGCAAGATGAAACTGATTGAACTTGCATTGACTATGGCATATGAAGCCAAGGTTAATTATAGTGATGTGTTTTATCAGGTGCGTATGTGGGATACCATAATTTATAACTATTTGAAGAAGAGGAACATAGTAATTCCTCCCAAGAATAGATCACAAAAAAACGAAAAGTATGCGGGGGCTTATGTCAAGGAACCGAAACCAGGAAAGTATGATTGGGTGGTTAGTTTTGACCTCAATAGTCTGTATCCTCATCTCATTATGCAGTATAATATCAGTCCAGAGACCATCAGGGAAACTAGACATCCCAGTGCGAGCGTTGAAAGGATCTTAAATGAAGAGGTAAAAGACTTTAATCCTGATTATGCAACGTGTGCTAATGGAGCACAATATAGGAAAGATGTGCGTGGATTCCTACCAGAGTTGATGGATAAGATGTATGGTGATAGAGTGGTGTTCAAGAAGAAGATGCTTCAAGCAAAACAAGAGTATGAAAACAATCCGTCCAATGCACTTACCAAAGAGATTGCTAGGTGTAACAATATCCAGATGGCAAAGAAGATTGCCCTTAATAGTGCTTATGGTGCTATCGGCAATCAGTACTTCCGTTATTACAAACTTGCTAATGCAGAAGCCATTACTTTGTCTGGCCAAGTATCCATACGTTGGATAGAGAATAAAATGAATGAAAAGATCAATAAGATCTTAAAAACAGAGGATGTTGATTATGTTATTGCTTCGGATACTGATTCCATCTACCTTAATCTTGGTCCTTTGGTTGACCGTGTATACGAGGGAAGAGAGAAAACTAATGAGGGCGTTGTTGGGTTCCTTAACAAGGTGTGTGAAAATGAATTTGAGCCTTTTATTGAGGGTTCTTATCAAGCGTTGGCCGACTACGTGAGTGCATATGACCAAAAGATGCAAATGAAGCGAGAGAACATCGCAGAGAGGGGTATATGGACTGCCAAGAAGAGATATATCCTGAATGTATGGGATAGTGAGGGTGTTCGATATGAAGAACCTAAACTGAAGATGATGGGTATTGAAGCAGTTAAGTCTTCTACACCTGCCCCATGCAGAGATATGATTAAGTCTGCCCTTAAGATTATGATGAATGGAACAGAAGATGAAGTAATTGACTTTATTGAGAAGTCACGTAAGGAATTCAAGACACTTCCACCAGAAGATATTGCTTTCCCACGGTCTGCAACTAATGTAGAAAAGTATAAAGCATCTTCTACAATATATGCTAAAGGAACTCCTATACATATACGGGGTGCATTATTGTATAACCATTATGTTAAAAAACATAAGTTGGATAATAAGTACTCTCTCATCCAGAACGGTGAAAAAATCAAATTCTGCTACCTGAAAAAACCTAATATTATTCATGAGAATATTATTTCGTTTATTCAGGATTTTCCATGCGAAATTGGTATTGACAAGTATATAGATTATGACTTACAATTTGACAAAGCCTTCTTGGAACCACTCAAAATCATTCTTGATGCTATTGGGTGGAACGTTGAGAAAACTGTAAACCTAGAACTTTTCTTCTCCTAATGGAATTACCTATTAACGATAAA